TTTTTTTGCCCAATCAGAACCAACAACTATTATATCTGGATTAACTAATAATATTGATAACTTTGAATCTTTTCCACCTATATTTTCAATAACATCGTCAACATATTTACATGATAACAATACAGATTTTCTTTCTTCATAACTGCATATTGGTAAATTATTTTTATAACTTAAAATAAATTCATCTGTATTTAATGATACTATAACTTTTCCATCTATTCCTGCTATATCTTTACAGCGTTTTAAAAAATTACAATGTCCAGAATGAAAAACATCAAATGTTCCACCAGTATATACTATCATTTTATTTCCTTTAAATTAAACCAACTTGGAACTTTTCTTTTTTTCCAACTAGCAATATGATTTTTTGCTTTTATATAATAATTTTTATATCCTTCTACTGGATTATCAAGTTTTAAATCATTTGGCATAGCCTGAACAAATTTTGTAATTCCATTATTTGGAACTTTACATGCATATGTTAAGCACTCTTTTATAATAGATTCGCACTTATGTTCTTTTTCATAACGATAAGTATACTCTTTACAAAGTTCTAATCCAAGTTCGCATAGCCAAATAAAATTATCCATGCTTTCTCCTGCCCAAATAGTGCATGGATGATTTACATGCGTTGATTTATATGGCGTTTTAACTCCATTTTGATTAAGAACTGTACAAAGTATTTGAGCAGTTTCTAAAGATTGTTTTATAACATGTTTGTCTACATGCCACTCAGCAGCCTGTTTTGGGTTTTCATCGAGAACAAAAATATTCATGTTTATTCCTTTTGATAAATATGGTGTTATATATAATAGCAAATTTAACTACGAGGTTTTCAATGCCTTATAATAACATTAGATGGAAACAAGAAGAAATTAAGTTTTTAAAAGAAAATTTTTCAATTCATGGCGCTGGTTATTGTTCTATTAAGCTAAAAAGAACTATTGAAGCAATAAGAATTAAAGCAAATAGATTAAATTTAAAAAGAGATGTATTTTCAAGATATAAAAAGAAATATTCGCCAAAGGGATATAATCATTGTTATAAGTGTAATCAAATTCTTCCAGAAAGTGATTTTTATAGAAAAACAAAATATGGATCTTATGGTAAAAAAAGTGATATGTGTAGATCTTGCAGTAGAGAAAAAGCTAGACATTTTTATAAAAAATATAAAAGCAATTTTTTTGAAAGAAGAAAAAAAGACCCAATACACTATATATACATTAGATTAAAAGCATCTGCAAAAAAAAGAAAAATTAAATTTGATTTAAAAGAAGAAGATCTAAGAGATAAATTTGTTACACATTGTCCTGTTTTTAATATAAAACTTAATTTTTTTGATAATTCAGACAATTCACCATCAGTAGATAGAATAGATAATTCTAAAGGTTATTATAAAGAAAATATTATTGTGGTTTCAACTAAGGCAAATTGTTTAAAAAACAAATCTTCAATTGATGATTTAAAAAAACTTTATGATTTTTATTCAAACTTATAGACATGAAAATTATTTTTGATCATATAAATGGTTTTGGAAAAGTTTCAAATCAAGATTTGATTTATACTCCTATTTTTGGATATCCAGACATAAACGATGACTTTGATGATTTGCTTGAGCAAGGATGGTTGCCTTGGGATAATTATTGGTTTCAATCTCGAAGTGTGAGATATAACCTTTTAAAAATTAACTTTCATAAAAAAACAAAAAAACTTGCAAAAAAAATAGAATACCAAATTGGAAAACCTTCAAATGAAGATGTTTTAAGAATTTCAAATTCATATCAATCTAAAAAAGGTTTTATAAGTGAACATGTTTTTGATAATGAGCTAATGTTAGAAAACACTATACAATATTTTTATGAATCAAATCTAATAGGTTTTGTTTGCTATAAGTTATTTAAAAAATCATTCATAGGTGTTCAGTTTGCTTGGGATTATGAAAAACCATCTTTATCTTTAGGAAGCATAAGTACACTAATAGAATGTACTTTAGCAAAAAGATCTGGGTGTATTTATTATTATATGATGGGTGGTTATGAAGAATGTTCTCTTTATAAAGATCAATTTGATGGTTTTGAATGGTGGACAGGCAAAGAATGGTCAACCAATAAAGAACTTTATCAAAGTTTATGCAAGAGAGATTCAATAATAGAGATCAAAAATGTCAATTGTAATATATGAACCAAGACAAGAATTAGAGGTTGAAACTCCAAAGGGAAGAGGTCGAATTTGGCTAGTAACTGAATATGGTTCAGAAATAGAAAAGGTATTTACAGTAATACTTAATAATGGTTTGATATGGGAATTCACAAATAAAGATGTTGTTGCTACAAAAAATATTACTATGGGGCGATATAATGCTGAACCTTTACCAACAAGTTGAAAACTTTTTAACAAAATCATCTGTTGTTATAGTTGATATAGACAATACCATAATTCGCAATGGTATTTATCCAATTAAAAAAATGGTCGATTATGTAAATGAATTATCTAAAACAAATAAAATTTATATTATTACTGGTCGCCCAGAGTCAGATAGAAAAGATACTGAAGAAACATTGAAAAAAGCTGGAATTAAATACAATCGTTTAATGATGAATAATATTGGTGGAAGTCCTAAAGATCAATTAGAATCTAAAAGAAAACATGCAGAATCAATAAAAGATAAGGTTTTTCTTGCAATAGATGACAATCCTAAAGCAAGGAATGTATATAGAAAACTTGGAATAAGAACAAAATCACCTTCTGTTTAATGAATTAAAGTATACATTGTTATATTGAAGATAGTATGGACTATAAAAATACATATTATTATTTTTGTTTAAGTTGTAATACTTGTTAGATTGTGGGAATTTTAAAGGATCTGTAATATATTTTGGAATTAAATCTTTAAACATTTTTTCTTTTTCTTTCTTTGTAAAATCAAAATTTAGTGGCGCTTCATCAAGATCCCAATATTTATGTTCTATACTTCCAGAATACCATTGTGCATTACAAACATTTGTTGCAATCAAAAAAAATACAAAACAAAAAAACTTTTTCATTTTAATCTCCTATGCTACTATACTTGCTATATCAAATCTTTTTACCAAAGTATTTAGACCATAATTAGAAATATACATATCTCTAATATTTTCCATATCATTTCTGTTAAATTGCACACCCAAATCTTTAGACATTCTTAAAGCTGCTATCAACATTATCCTTCTAGCTTTTTTCTGTCTTTTTCTTTTCATTTTCAACCTCCTGTTGCAAAAATTCTAAATAAAGATCGTTGTATGATACAAACTCCTTTGTTTTTTCTAAAACTATTTTTGCATGTTCATCATTTATACATTTAAAAATGTGTGCATTTTTTTTAAAGTTTGTAAATCCAATCTCTGGTAACTTCTGAAAGTATTCACCAACATTATTTTTAATAACGATTTCCATATTGAATCTCCAAATGCGTTTTAGTATTGTATTATACTATTAGTTCAACAAGGAAAAAATTTATGAAAATTTATACAAAAACTGGAGATGATGGAACAACTCTTTTGCCAAAAGTTGGACGAGTTCCAAAAACAGATCCGCACATTCAACTTTTAGGTAGTGTAGATGAATTAAATGCTAGTATAGGTCTTATAAATCAAAGATATATGTTAGAAATTAAAGTTCATAACTTATATGACTTTATAGTTGAAATACAAAAACATCTTTTCGATGTTGGTGCAGAAATAGCTACTGGCAAACAAAGAATTGAAGATAAGCATATAAAAAATTTAGAAGAATCTATTGACACAATGACAAAAAATTTAAAACCTTTGAAAAATTTTATTATACCTTTTAATCATTGCGAAATTCATTTAGCTAGAGCAGTATGCAGAAGAGTTGAAATTGATTTAGTTAAGCTTATGGAAATTCATCAATATCTTAAAAATATAGTAATCTATATTAATAGACTTAGCGATTTTCTTTTTACGCTAGCAAGATTATTAGGACCAGAAGAAAAAATTTGGCATGGTTAAATTAAAACTTCTCCAGGAATTCTAATTTCAGAATCTTTTTCTGGTAATCTAACAAGATCTGCCTTTACATATACTATGTTATGAGTTTTGCAGTATTCATTAGGAAAAAAGTTTTTAATTCTATTTAACTGAAATCTTACTGGTGTTCCAATATACTTTGCTGTTTCAGCTTTAGTGTAATACCAAAAACTGTTGCTATTCCAAAAGCTTATATGTGTAGGATCTTGAAAAGCACCTCTGCCATCTGTAGATGGAGTTAGTGTTAAAAACCAACCCATTGGCGCTAAACATCTCTGCGCCTCTTTCATTACATGTATAGGGTCTTTTAAATGCTCTAATGCGTCATGCGCTCTGAAAAGTCCAACCTGTCCAGTTTGGAAAGGCCACTCCTTGTTAAGATCAGC